TTGGAAAGAGCTTTGGAGCAAGAAATTAGACCAATTGAAAAAGAATATAAATGAAAGAAAAAATAAAACTCTCAACTGAGATAGATAAAGAAAAACTAGCTATACAAACTTTCAAGAACATTATTGAAGGCTCTAGGTCTATTAATGGTGTTACTTGGAATAGAATTAAAAACCTAAAACCAAAGGAACAATTACAATGCTTGAAACAATTATCGCAATAGAGATTGCTTTACTTATTTTTTATTATGCAACCAATTAAAAGTAAAAATTGCAGCAAATGTAATAAAGAATTTAAATATAAAAATATTACATCAATTCCTAAATATTGTTCTTGGAGATGTTTTCAAGATGTAAGAAACGAAAGAAAAAAACTTAAAAGATTAAGTAATATTTTAATTATAAAATTAAATTGCAAATTTTGTAATAAACAATTTAAAAAACCTAATAATATTAAAAAATTATATTGTTCTAAATCTTGCTCTTATAAAATGGATTTAAAAAGAGACAGAGAAAGAAAAAAACACTTATTAAATACTGATCCTAATTTTAGAAAACATTATTATGGAGTAAGAAAAACATGGTTAGAAAAAAACAAAGATAAAGTAATTGAATATAGAAAAAAATCACAGTCTAAAGAATCATATAAAATAAAAAGAAAAGAATATTTAGAAAAATATTATTCTGATCCTAAAAATAAGGAAAAAAGATTAAAATGGTTAAAAGAATGGAGCAAAAGAGATCATGTAAGACAGAAAAAATTAGATTATAAAAAAAGAAATAGAGAACATATAAGAAAACAATCATGCGAATATGCTAAAAGACCAGAAATAAGAGAGAGAGTAAGAAATCAAGTTAGACAAAGATTAAAAACTGATCCTATATTTTTAATTAAATACCGATTGAGAACAAGATTTTATCAATATGTAAAAAGAGGCTTGGCAAAAAAACAAGTTAAAACATCTGAATTAATTGGTTGCGATTGGAAATATTTAAAAAATCATTTACAAAAAAGATTTAAAAAAGGTATGAGTTGGCAAAACTTTGGCGAATGGCATATAGACCACATAAAACCAATGGCACATTTTAATTTATTAGATGTAAAAGAACAATATGAATGTTGTAATTATAAAAATTTAAAACCAATGTGGGCTTTTGATAATCTAAGCAAAGGAGCTAGATATGTCGGATAAAACTAACATTTATGGCGATTACCGGATTTGTTGCAAGTGTGAAATGAAAGCAGATGTAGTTGAAAATGGTAATGATCTTTGTGCCAGTTGTTATTTTAAACATCATACCAATACAACTCTTGAAGAATATGAAAAAAGAGTTAAACAATTAGATCAAGCAAGAAAGGATAAATATGAAAAAAGTTAAATTAGAATCTAATGAAATAGAACTTGCTTTAAATGTAGCTGCTAAAAGATTTATTGGTAATATTAAAATGGGTAAAGGTTTCTCCTATGGTTATCAAGGGGACTATAAAAAACAACTTGGCGACTCATTCTTAGGTGCTTTAGGTGAGGTGGCTTATGCTAAATCAACTAATTCATTTTATAATGGTTCTTATACTGACAACTTAGAAAGATATAATGATTCAGATTTTCAAAATAATATAGAAACAAGAACTCAAGAAAAAAAAGATTATAATTTTTTGCTTATTAGACCAGGAGAGAAGAAAGGAAAATATATTTTAGTTATCCATGAAGGTGATTATGAATTTTCAATATTAGGTTGGTTTCCTTTTATAAATGATATGCCAGAACGACTAACTAACTTTGGTTACAATAACAGACCTGCGGTTTACAAAGTAGATATTAAAGAACTTTATAATATAAATGACCTCTAAAGTTGTAATTAATTATGTATAGTTTATTGACTATTTTTGTATTATGAGTATTAAAACACTATGAAAACAATTGGGAAAGAGTGGACAAAAAAAGAAGAAGGTGGAATGTTTACAGCTGATCATTTGAGTCCGTCACAGTTAAACAAAAATATAGATCAATGGTTTAATGATTACTGCGTTTTAACTGCTGCTCAAAGAAAAGCATTAATGAGCAATCTTAAAATGGATTTTGGCGGTTATGTTGGTCAAGCATTACAAGACATAATAGTTTACGATTTAACCATAGATGAAGTTATGAAAGGAAAAAAATGACCGATAGAATAATGCAAGACCTTGCAAAGCTACAAACAGAAAACAGAAAATACAAAGAACAAGTCAAAGGTTATGTTCAAAAGTTGTTAAGCAGAGATGAGGAGATTGTAAAATTAAAAAAACAAATTAGCGACAATGAACTTAAAGAAAAAATGGTAGCCAAAAATAAAAGCTACTTAGAGTTAAAAGCTATTAAGGATATAGAACAAGTAAAGGAAAATCGTAAATTACAGGAAGGAAAACATGAAACTAAGACCACAAACAGAAGAAAAAAGTAAAGGCGGAATGAAAGAAAGAAGGCAGATTTGCCTTAAAAATGTTAGTAAAATTCCAACAGTAAATATTAAAGGAAAGAAATATTCTACAGTAAACGAAAGACATAAGCATTTATTGGAATACTTTCCAGAAGCTAGATTTAATGAAGAAGTTTTATTCCATGATGCAGATAGAGTTATAATGAAAACTGAACTTTATATTTCTGATACTATTTATGCGGTAGGTCATGCAGAGGAGTTTAGAAATAGTTCATTTATAAATAAAACAAGTGCATTAGAAAATTGCTCCAGTAGTGCATTAGGAAGATGTTTAGCTGCCTTTGGTCTATCAGGATCTGAGTATGCTAGTGCAGAAGAATTAGTAAACGCTTTGAATAACCAAAATACAAACACTCAAAGCACAACTAAAAAAGTTTCAATTGAGGATGAAATCAAAAAGCAAACAACCGAAACTAAGTTGACAGCTTTATATTCTAATTGGAAAAAGAATAACAATTCAGACGATAAAATTGAAAAGTTATTTGAACAACAACAACAAAGCATTAAAACCAATGGAGGACAAAATGCAAAACAATGGTAGTGGTAAGCAGAAGGATTTCGTTTTATTTCCTTATGATGCCAACAATGAAAAAGCCATCAAAATTGATTTCTCAGGAAATGTAACTTTGGATAATGGTAATAAAGGAACAATACTTGGAGCTAAAGCATCATCTAAAGATGGTAAAACTAAATTTGTTAGAGTCTTTGCTCAAATAGGAGTTCTATTTAAAGGTGATGATAAGTTTACTGGTGAAATGAATTATCCAGATGCCGGTGGTCAAAAAGGTTTAATTGGTTGGTTAAACGATGAAGGTACTATCTTGTCAGGCTACAAGAATGAGTACAAACCAAAACAAGCTAAAACACAAAGTAAAGAAATACCCTTTTAATTAGTGAAGGTTATTTATTTAGTTTTAGTGATCTTTACAAGTAATGGGAATTTAAAGTATGAAAACATACCTTATCTTAGCTCCCAAAATCCTGTTACTTGTGAGGAGATTTTTAATAAAACTATTAAATATATTGATAATCCTAATTACAAAGAAGGTAATGGTGAGGTTTGGGTATTAGTTAAATATAAAGATCAAAATGTAATTGCACATTGGTGTAAAGATACTGAAGGAAACTATGTCAGATAATGTTAAGTTTATAAGTGAGATAGAAAGATTATTAAAAGAAAAACAAGATGATTATGGAGAGTTTGACCATACATCTTATATTATGTCAGGTATTTTAGAAAAATATTTATCAGTACATAACAATTGTGAGGTCAAAGTACCTTTAAAATTGTTTGGTATTTTTATGATTTTTTTAAAACTTTGGAGAGTTATGCAATCAGAAAACTATAAAAAAGATAGCTTTGACGACATAAATGGCTATGCAGAACTGTTAAGGAGGTTAGTTTTAAATGAACAAGATAGAAAGAGGTAAAAGACCTATGACTCCTAAAATGATGAAGCTATTGCAATTCATTAAAAATTATACTAAAAAATACAAATATAGTCCAACTTTTTCAGAAATGGCGAAAGAGATGGGTTATAAAAGTAAAAACTCAGTTAGTGCTTTAGTGTTAAAACTAGAGCAAAGAAATGAATTAAAAAGAGATTACGCAGGATATAGCAGAAACATAATATTAAATGGTTAAAGTAATCAAAAAATCAAACTTAGAACTAACTGTAGATTTTGAAGAAATTTTTGATGGTGCTACTGTTGAAGAAGCTACAGAGAAAGCACATAATCAAAAAATGCCTAGTGAGTTTGCAAAAGCAAGTATCACCGATAACAAACTTATTAGTGCAAATATTAAAATTATTG